TATCTTTTCTCTGAACCATCGCTACACCCATCCATTTCTTCAACTCGGCTTCTACCTTAACGATTCTACGATCCGTATCTCTAAGTTTACCATATAAGAATTCTTTACGAACGATATCTTCATCGCTCTCAATCTTATTAAGTCGATAAGTAGTCTTCAAAGCTTCGTCTTCAAGTTTCTTAACTCTATCTAAGAAACCACCATTATCAACACCCTTAGCGAATTTAATTAGGTCGACTTCTTGTCTCATTACAAATAACTCATTTTTGAGATCCACCCGGTTATCTAATTCCGTACTCACAAGATTATCTATACGATTCTCTAGTTGAGTGAGTCTATCATCGTGGTGTTTACGAATTTCTCGCTCAATCCAGTCCTCGCCTCGTACGTATAGATATTCGCCCTGATTTACTTTACGTTTCAAATCCTTAACCTCTCCATAGTAATATAAAGCTACGGTTGTTAGAACGCTGAATATCGCTCCTATGATGATAACCGCAGTATATAATTGTTCTTGTTCCATAATCCAAATCCCCTTTCTACTATTAATATATAACTGTCTTTTCGTCTCGCACTTTCCAAACTCCGTCTACCAACTCTTCTGTGTATTGTTTGATAGCATATTCGTTCGTACGGTAATATCCGACACGCTTGCTCACATTCCCTGGTTCCGGATAATATACGAAACATGTGTCTTTAATACGGAAATTATACAAGTCAGGATTCTCCACTGACACGATTAGTCTGTCTCCATATTTTACGTCCGTATAGCCGTCGCGCATTGCTAAGTGAAATTTCTTGATAGTTGGTAAGTTTATAATACTCATTTCTAATAACCCCTATTTATTTGATTTGTGTAATAATTCGTCAATTTTGTCTTTTAATGACTCGATCGTGTTACCGTTATGGATAATAGTCTGTTCTTGCTTTTCAATGATTTGCTGCTGCTTATCAATCATATCTTGCTGCCTGTTGATAATATACAGACCAGTACCGAATACCAATCCTACAATCACCACGAAACCAACATACATCTTCATAATTAACTTCTTGTTCATGTCAACATTAATATGTTTAGGATTCATATTACCCCTCCCCTCTGAATTCTCTCATAATATGGTTAGCCTCGTCTAGGTCTCCTTCGTACCTCCACTCGTCATGGTCCACGAAATAATACATATATCTAACCCTTATTTGAATGCTTAACCAGTTCACTAATAATGTCAATTTTGTTTTTAACCATTGTAGCTTTAGCTTCATTTTCCTCAATCTCCTCTTCTGTGATTTCTCCACATAGCTCTTCGTATTTTTGTAGCTTAGCTGTCAGAGCAAAGTTCATAGCGATAAGTTCCATATATTTACCGATAATCTCACCAATCACTTCGTCTCCCTTACCCTTAATCTCTAAGATTTGTTTAATTTTAGATTCGTAATAGTATCGCATCCCAAAGAATACAATACCTAAACTAATTCCAATTAATAACATTGTTCCATAATCCACCATTTTCATCGTCTCCTTCTACTCGATTATGTCGCTTGCGAACTCGTCAATAATCACATTCGATTTGTTTGGTTTGCGGTAGTAATTATCTTTTCTTCTGCGGTCTGGTTTATGTTTACGGATATCCACTTCCTCTACAGGGATCATTCGATTTCGAATTCGTCTGTCTACTTCCACCATATGATGGTCTAATACTCTGTTAATACCACCTTTGAAAGTGTCGAAACCTTCGAGTAATTTAGATACTCTATGTTCCATTTTAGACAATCTATTCAAGGCATCGTTCTGCTCAACTAGAATATCATGTCGCTTGTTTACGAATTCTTCCAATTTATTTTCTAAGACAGACACTCGCTCCGCAAGTCTATTAATTTCGATATTGTTAGTTTTAACATTAACTTTTAATGAAGCTTCTTCAATTTGTTCAGAAATTTGTTTAGTAATTGGTTCAGGCTCTGGTAACTCTTTAGGTTTACATGAATTATATATCTTCTGCTCCAACACTCGTAACTCACCAGTAGTGATACCAGCGAAATTACCTAAGTCTTCTAATTGTTTATGATGTTTGGACACTCGTCCATCTAATAAAGCAAACTTAGTAGACATCTCGTCTAATAGAGTTCCATGTAACTTCAAATTATTTGTTACAATCTCGAAAGCATCTTTAGTGTCGCATTCCAATTTATTTAATTGATTACTAATCTCTACATCGTCCTTGTGTAGTTGACTAGTCCTATCTCGTAAAGTAAGCTCGACATAATCAATTCTACTCTTAAGGTCCGATATTTTCCAAACCAACGCAAGGTTAACCAACATACTTAATAAAGCTACTGCTAAAGCAATAACTGATACTAATAATACTTTATCCATTTTTCAAATCTCCTTCTTTGATTGTCAGGTAAGGTACATTGTCTGCGTACAAAGTGACCTCACCATCGTTTTTCGCATTTTTTACTATATCACACTGTTGTTTTAGTCGTGCTACACATTTTTTCTCACGTTTAATAGCTCGCTTCAATTCATCGCATACTATTTTTAGTTTCTCAATCCGTCGAGCATACACAACTTCGGTAGCGTATATGCTCAAACAGATTACTGCGATTAATATAGCCGAGAACGTGACGATATCAATCTTGAATTCCATTATCTAACTCCTACCTCGCAATAAGTATAGAGCATCTAAAAGCATAGGTTCAATATCTTCTAAACCGTTATCTAAGTCATTAACAGTATCTTTGATATTTCGGTACGTGTCACACACATAATCACTGAAGTCTACGACGGTCTCATACGTAAGTAAATACTCTCTTTTATGCTTAACATGCTCATATTCACGAACTCTAATAGCTTTATTATCAATATCCCAAGATAAGGACTTAGTAACTCCGTCACGATCCATATATCGTAGATTATCCCCATCTTTCAGGATTTTAGTATTAGTAACCTCAAGGTCCATTACGAACCACTTACCGCAGAACTTCATATATAAATCACGGTCTCTAATCGTAACATTCGCTTGGGTAAATTTATACATTTCTTCACTCATATTATCGTCTCCGTTTCCTAAACAGTATCCATAGTACAATCAGCAATATAAAGAATTGTCCATTACTCATCAGACTCATCCTCCTCGTCCATATCAGGTAAGTCGAATATATACTCGCTTTCTGTAGTGAATTTGTTAACGCTCTTAAGTAAGTCCACCTCACCGTTCATATTACCTAGAGTTTCTCGGATAGAGTCGAATAGTTCTTCGGCTTTCTTACTATTCTCCACTAAATTTTCAAACTCCCAAAGATATTGAGCGTTTACGAAATTGCCCATGACCGTTTCTACATTATTAGGTTTTTGGTAAAATCCGCTATAAGTAAAGAATAAATGTTTAAAACCCAACGAGTCGGTTACTAGTATAGTCCCTTTGCCGTATCCAGTTTCCGTGGTATAACCCTTGATACCTTTGACAAATAGATACCACTGGTTACCCTGTCTAAGATATAAATGTCCGTTAATAGCTCTTAAATCGTCTTTTTCAATTTCATCAAATCTAAATCTCATTTTAGATACCCCTTTTATTTTTTACGTAACATAATAATAATGATTAGCAACAATAAGATTACAACCATGTTCGTCCACCTCACTCTTTGTATAATTTATTGTAGAATGACCTTTCATTGAATTTTTTCTTGTCTTTAAGCACACGAGCTATTGCTAAATCGATAGTAGCTCTAGACTTAAAGTGGTAATAATATAAATCCTTAAATGGTGTGTTCATACGGTCTATCCGTCCAGTTGACTGATGAAGGACTTTGTAGGAATATGTCTGCGAGAAGAATACCATTGTATCAGTCGTCGTGCAATTCCAACCTTCTGCTCCTGCAGTGTATTGAACTAGATATACCCATTTTTCTGTCTTAGGTACATCTTGGTGTTTGTGTCCGTTCCACTCAGCTACAGTCACGTCTGGTCCGTAATATAGACTCTTCAGTATCTCTAACTCATAGTCAAAGTTATAGAAGACAATCACCCTAGGATTTTTTTCTACTATTTTTAATAACTCTATTTGTCTACTCTCGTCTGAATTGACTAGCTTACGTAATAAATAACAAAGCTCAGCCACATTGACGATTGGTTTATTCTCATATACGTTCCAACGGTTTTTCTGTAAATCCTTGTACAATATACGGTCATGCTCGACCATTATGGTTTCATGATGAGCTACTGTCTCACGTTCGAACGGCATATCTACGAGAATTCGCTCTCTCATGCGTTCTAAGCGCTTCGTGCCAATATACCTATCAATCTGTGGGAATTTACTGAAACGTTTGTATATGATGTGTTCTCGCTGAAATTCTGAGCGATTTTTAAAGAACCCGTTAGCCACGAATACTGGAATATAGTCAGACCAGTTATCTCCTGGTGTAGCACTCAATAATATCCAATGGTTTGCTTTAGAAATCTTAAGGAAGGCTTTAACCCATGCTCCTCCTCCGACAATTCTCTGCTCGTCGAATATGAAGAAAGCATTACGTACATCTTTGTACTTTCCGATATTATTCCATGAGTCTACTACAATATTGTGGTCGTACATACTGAGCTCTTTGTTTCTAGTCATAAGAAATACACTCAGTTCGTCTTCCCACTCTAACGAGTCCCTTTTTTTCGCTGTGGTGATGATATATAAATCTTTCGGAGGGTCTCCCATTGGGATATACTCGTCTTTACTTAGTTTACCACCTTGCTGGGTGAAGTAGTACGCTAGAGCCGTTCGTGATTTACCACTACCAACTCCGCCGCACAATATACATCCATTCTTCATTTTCGCTACAGCTTCTTCTTGATGTTCAAATAACGATACTCCTCTAGTCATGACTACCTCCTTTCCAGAAAATTACCCCACGAGATTTTTTCCCATGGGGCTTTTATATTAGGCTTCTTCAAGGTCTGCATATTTATCCGCGAATTCGTCTTCGTTGATAGTCACATACATAGTTTGAAGATATGCTTTAGTACCAGACTTACCGTTTACTTCCCAGTCGAATGGTGTCACGATAACGTCTACTTCTTTAATACTTGCGTAGTCTAACGCACTGATATTTTCTTCATCAAGTTTAGTCTTTTTGCGACGAGTTACCAATGTTACTTTTGGTGGTACATTATCGAAACGTACAGTTACTGGTAACCAATATACAGTCGTAGGAGTGTCATCGTATTCATCATTATTTTTTGGTGTAAAGTTTTTAACATTCCAACCATCTGCGATTAATTGTTCTGCTACTTCTTGATCCTCAATAACTAAACCGAAGTTACGGTCGCCTTTACGATTATATTTTTCTTCACGTCCTTCGAAGTTTCTAAAGATTAAACGTGCGTTCTCCATTACAATTTTACTTTTAGCCATTTTTAATTCTCTCCTTTATATTAGAATGGGTTTGCCCCAAGCATTACTTCTTCATAATTTGTTTCTCTAGGATATGGGTCGTTCGAGCGGAACCACTCAAAGTCACCATATTCCGAGATGGCCTCCATAGCCTCGTTCGCTAGGTTGATGAAATATGACTTATCGATTCGGTCTTCTAAACCTAACTCAGTCACCATTTCGGATTCCATCCAGCGATATCCTTTAGTGCCGTTTACAGCATCATACTTACCGTTTCGCTCAGCCAGCAATATACCTGCGCCAACTCCGCTCACCATAGGACAGAATTGTCCCACTTTTCCGATAAATACTCGGTCGTGACAAGTTTCAATCTCCATCTCGATTCTAGCTTTTTCTGCATCATAGAATTCTTGAGTGATTTGACCCTTGTCTAATTGACGACGAAGTTTAGCTAATTCCTTAACCAAATCCGTATCGTCTCTTAATTTCTCGTTCATATCCAAATACATTGTCGTACGAACTTGTTTCGCTTCACATAAATCATCGAAAGTGATAGGTTGACCAGTAAATAAAGTCTTGAATACATATGGTACTTGGAACTGTTTACCAGTAGCGGTCCACCAGATTTCTTCTCCAGTCTTCTTATCTTTATGTGGAGTCATGTACTTAGCAATATAAGTTGATTTGTTTACTAAACATAATCTATCGTAAGTATCCTCATGCTCGAAAGTATATCCGTAGCTACTACCGAACTCAGAAATGAAGTCGATTTGTTCTTGTGTAGCATCAGCGATCTTGATAGAGTCTGTCTTAATATGAATTACGTTCATACCGCGAGACTCGCACTCTTTAAGTAAGTCTACCATGAATAAGGCTCCACGTTTAGCTACGATATTGTCGTGATTACGTTTATCACGGAATGCGTTCTCGTAAGCTGTACATGTTAAGCCGTAAACGCTGTTAATTGCCGTTTTAAGGGCCGTAGAGAGGTCTTTAGAGCTTAACTCTCCTGCTTGTACCTTAGCTACATAAGGCATCAATTTACCCTCTAGAATCGTCTCTAGAGCTGTCCAGTCTTCGTGCTTAATCGACACACGAGCCTCTACTAGTTGATAATATACCGTTGTGTATTTAAGTCCTAATAGAATTTCAGTAATAAGACTGTGTGGATGCATCGATGCTACGTCTAATAACGCTACATTCGAATACATTCCCGGTTTATGATATACATAACCGCCTTCACCAACCTCGATACCACGATATGTGGATTTACCCCACTCTTTCTTATATCCTGGGAAATATGGAAGTAAGCTTTGTGCTTCTCCGTGTTTTTGAGCCATCATACCAGGAGCTACTTTATTTAAGAATTCTAATTCGTCCTCAGATAACTCGAATACTGGGTCCGCTAAGTTTCTATATTTGAATGAACTTTGTGGCGTACGGTTATCCTTGAAGATTAGTTTCGTGGTCAATGTGTTGGTCGTGTCATTTACAGTCATGCCAGTAAGTGATGCTAAGATTTCTCTCGCTACCCAGTCAGCTTTAAGAAACTCGAATGCTTTCTCAGTAGAAATAACGTCGTTATCACAGTACTCAGATACCTTAGGCCACATATTCTCTGGAACTGGTTTGTCCCATGGTAAGCCTAACTCTTGGTGATGAATACCCATTTTTACTTGTAGTAGTTTCAAGCTCATCTTGTTTGCTGCTGATGCGAAATCGTAAATATCCGTATAGGAAATGTTGTATGCCTCACGGAACATAGCATCTTTGTCTCCGTTGACAATTCGTTGTGACAGATTATATAGTTGTGCGTTGTCATAACCTAATAGTCGTCCGTACAGAATATGATTGTCGTATCGTCTACAGTTGAAACCAATCAATTTTAGTTTGACTAATTTCTCAATCTCATAAGGACTTGGATTAATCAAACGAACCATTTTCTTATCGTCACCTTGGAACTTCCAGTTTACTAAGAATAAGTTAGGAAATACCTCGATGTCGTAGAATGCTAGTTCGTCACTAACAATATAATCCTCATCATTAATAGAAGGTTCTTCTGAATGGAATTTCATACCTCCTACTAATTTCAAACATACGTCCGATTGGTTCGTGCTGTTAGCTGCGAAAGCAATAATCGATTGTCTCATGTCTGAAACATCGTATTTCATACCACTCTCGTATGCATCTTCTAAAATCTTAAATATGAAGTTCACACTCGGCGCTGTGGCATTGTGTATCTCCTTGTTAAGATTTCGTTTAATAAGTGTTCTAAGAGCAGCTTCGTTCTTAAAACCTTCAAAGTTTATCATTTTATCAGCTCCCTTAAGTGGTAATATGCCCTCAGCAATATGAGTTATCTCGTCTGTCGTACAGAGAGTTAACTGTCTACGCAATGAGCTATTACCTGTATATACCTTTACTTCGATATTGTCATCATAGATTCTACTTAATGTGTTAACATCACCGTCGTAAATATAGTGTAGGTGCACACCATTACCACTACGACTTACTTCGGAATATGTCTTAGGCCACTTGCTAGCAGCAGCCGTATTAAGTTCTAGAGATTTATTACCCGATTCGTCTTTTAAATCGAAGTCAATCACAATATGATTCTCTGGAACCTTCACATAGTGTAGTTTAGACGTATCTAATGATGATAATGTCTCCTTAACATTACTCCATTTTTTCGTAGGTGTTCCGTCGTTCGTAGCGTACTGAGCCAAACTGTCAGAATATGTCTTGTCGAACAATGACTCAGTCTTCTCGAATTTAATTGTCGGAATTTCACCCTTCTCAATATGAACTTTTTCAGTCTTGCGCCACTCTTCGAAACGGTCTGTAATGAAACCTTTGAAATATGAGCGTGCACGAGTTCCGTCAGGTAGCGTATATCGTTCTTGATATTCTTTGAAGTAGTTTTTCAACTCTTCCTTAAACACACGTTGAGTGTAAGGATATGGAACATTCGCCTCATCGTTGAAGTTCTTATATAACTCCCAAGCAGTTTTCAATGAAATACCATCGTCTTTCTTGAATTGTAAATAACACTCGCTCATGAAGTTATAGAAGTCGTTCGTTGCATCCAACATCGTGATTGGAATATAATCATCGTATGCTTCAGGATCTTCTAAATATACTTCCATACAGTGATAAGCAATCGCTCCTAATTCAAATTTGACACGGTCCATCAATTCTCGATAATCCTTACGTGCTAACAGTCTACCAGTTGGCGACACATCAATAAGTCGTCTGATAATACCTGAACGTGAGTCAGTGATCTTTACAGGTTTGTTCGTACCCATAATAAGGAATGACTTGAAGGCACTCTGATAAATAGATTTATGCTTCTCATTGACTGGCATAGCTTCGTGAGAAATCAAACTGTTTAATCTTGTGTTATCCTCAATACGCGATAAGTCACCGTCATGTTGAATAGCTACCATTGGGTTATTTTTGAACGGTTCTAAAGAGAATTGGTTATTAGCTGTACCCAAGTCTTTAGCATTGAACATTGTCGTATACCCAGTGAATAACTGTTGTATAATATTGATGATTGTAGATTTCCCTGTACCATGCGAACCATACAGAACCATGAATTTTTGTAATTTCTTAGAGTCACCAGTGACGATTGAACCGATAGCCCATTCTATCTTATGTCTCTCACTCTCAGAATATAAGGTTGAGATAATCTTGTCGTACGCATCATAAGACCCTTTCTCTAATGCATAAGGGAGTTTCTTACTTGCGTAATCGCTCTTAGTGACTTCTGTATTTGCGAAGACGATATTCTCGTCAAGTACTTTATAAGTATCGCGCATCTGTTTCTGACAATATTTATGCCAAACGTCAATCATACCAGATGAACTATCCCATAAGTATTTAACTCGAACTTCGCCTTCCACTCTATTTTTGTAGTCTTCATAATATCGTTTAAGCTCCATATCGATAGCTTGAATAACGTCCCATTCGTCTGTTGACCAGAGTCCTTTCGATTCAATCCAAGCTGCGTAGAAGTCTCCACCTCGAATAAGTAAATCTTGAGTTCTACCGACAATGAACTTAGGATATATCTCGACTACGTCCTTTTTAATCGATTTAGTTGAAATCTTTAAGAAATCAAACATTACATTTCGCTACCTCCTTTCTTTTATGTTTACATGAATTCGTCTAGGTACCAATTTGCTTGTACCCATAGCTCTTCATTTCTTAAGTCTCGTCCGTGAGTATTACGTACTCTAAATAAGCTACCTTTACCGTCTGGCTGATAATCACCATCTAGGAAATTACGAATAACCGTATCTACGTAATCTTGGTCGTAGGCTAAATCGTCCATGTCGATTAGTCCTAGGTTATCAATCATACTCCAAAATAACAACGCACTACGGTCTCCATATTCTTGACTATACATAATCTCTCGTTCGCATCGTAGAACTAGCGCTACCATCATCTCGAGCATGGTACATTGCATCACATCAATATAGTTAGCAATCTCATGGTCACTAATTTTACGTTCATAACCGTAGCGATATCGCATGTCCACTCCGTCAGCTGCTCGATTTTCATCCATTGGTAGCGTAGAGTCGTACTGCCATAGGAATAAGCGATTCAATAATTTGTTATATTTTAAATGGTTATCGTCTTTAATATGATTCTTCAACCATAGAAGATATGCTCTGTGATCCGGATTAATCAATGTATACCACCTCCATTCTGTTCTAAATATATACTTAATTAATCTTCATCTCTCATAGCCTTAGTCAATTCTAAGAACTCTTCGTAAGTTTGGTCCTCTTGAGTGATTTCGTACAGATTGCCTTTCAGATAGTTTTTAACAGTGAATTCTGTCTTACCATCCTTCAACATCTCGTGAGCTTTCTTACCAATATGATCCTCGATAGGGTCTAATAACTCAGAATACTCATCAATATACTTGTCGTCTGTGAAACGAGTTACTCCAATATAATCGAAGTCGTTAGAGTCTAATACGAAACCATCGTTTGATACAATCTCGATGTCCTCGTCTTCTTCTTCGGGAGTCTCATGCACATCAGTTCTAGCATCTTGAATATGATTACCTTCTTCGAAATGATCTTTAAGTTTCTCTAAATCAAGTTCTTTTAATCCTTCCTCAGTTACTTTGTAACCTTTTGAAATATCGCTATATTTCTTATAGTCTGTCATCTTAACTACATTCTCATTGATATCTTTAATTTCGTTTGTAGCTTTTTCGATAATTTCTCTAGCTTCTTTCGTTGCGTTTTCGATTACAGTGCCTTGATCTTCTACTTTCTTCATTGTTACTGGAATATACTCCGTAACAGTTACCACTTCAGGGTGTTTCTTTTTGTAAATATACATAGCTCCAGCACCAGTTGCGACCCCAACTAGAAATGCTGAAATTAGTTTTAATTCAGTTCTCATAAATAGTCTCCTTTGTTATTTAGTCGAGAAGTAGTGATTGCCCACCTGCTCCATAGGTGTTCCAAACTCGTGAAACTTATCGGTTCTAAAATATAGAACTTCTGAATTCGTACGATGTTGGATTTCGTCCACTACTAATTTAAATGTGTCGTCTAGTTCTGAAAATAGGTCAATGCGCCCATCCCATGCAGGGTCATAGTGATATGGCTGATAAACAACATCATATACTGTATTAGGGAAGTCACTAGAGTCTAATCGGTTTAATACCGTATCAATAACTAGTCGTTTTCCCATCTCAGGCTCTCCCTCAGCTTCAGCTAGAACCAATTTAGCAATTAAAACCGCATCATCCATTGTAATAAGATCTGCCTTACTAATATCCTTCACCTCAGTTCTCGTCGTGGTTTCAGGTTCGTTCGTACGGACTACAATATAACCTGTTGTTTGATTAGTATTCGCACTAACAGACTTGTCCGAGTAAATATATCCCACCATAGCCATCATGAACCCTAAAGCGATTAGCATGAAACCAGGATCCTTCAGCATATTTTTTAAATTGTTTTTCATAAATTAACCCCCTAGGAAAATTTCCCTCAGCTTTTTACAGCCAAGGGATTTCGTAATTTGTAGGCGCATTGATGTCTACCATTCAAATATAATCTAGGATTACTCCGTCTACGTTGAAGTCTAATAAGATTCTAGGTTCGTATCCATTCACGAAGTCTCTAGCTTTCTCATTCGCATCATCGTAAATACCGAAATCAACGAAGTTGTCCCCTAATGGTTGACCTTCATCATAAATCCAACCTACTTGTTGTCCTGCTGCTGTACGTGGAATACCCAACATGTCGTATACTTCATTTAAGAATAAGTGACGTTTTGCACGAAGTAAATCATTCGCATGTTGCTCTTGCATACGTAAGAACATTAAGTTATATTCTGGATTAGACTTCCAGTCTGGACATGACTCATCAAAATAACGAGCATAGCTACTTGCGTATAATTTAGAAGGTTGTTCAATAGTTTTTTCTTCTTCTGTGTCTTCGCCTTTTTTCTTCTTAGTAGCTTTCTCTACTTTAACACCAGTCAATAACTCACGATCTACTTCACGTCCGAATTTATCCACAACGCGACCACGATATTCTTTAAATCCTTTATCAATAGTAGCGTATGCCGCAGCTAATCCAGCGTTACGTTTAGACAGAATATTATGTGAACCAAAGAAACATAACAACGATGCTGTTCCTAAAACAATCGTAGGAGCATACAATTTAGTTAAGTCCCAACCAGTCTTAATATAAATCTTAGTTAAATCTTGAACTTTGTCTTGTTGAGTGTATCCGTATTGTTTTTGTAATTCTTCGCTATCCATAATTTCATGGATTTTTTCAATTTGTTCTTTAGGTTTAGTTAGAACATCTTCTAATTTAGTAGTAGCTTTGCATCCAGCCACAACCGTAGCCACAAAACCAACAGTCCCAGCTACTAATAACATTTTAGGACTGTGTTTTTTACCTTTTAGCAATGCAGTATTTGCTGCTGCTACAAATTTCTCTTTAAAACTCATTTTACATTTCTCCTTTAGTTTCAATATGATTGATTAAATGATTAGCGTACCAGACAAGTTTACGTAAGTCCTCTACACCATTTTTTCGGTTCCATCGACATGCGTACTTAATAATATTTGCAGTGTCGAAGGCCTCGATTCCCTTTAAATCCTTTGTAAATTCCTCGATTACATCGATTGTTTCTATTTTTCCAGATTGATAATGCTCTGGGTGGTTTACCATATCCATAAATAACCTCCTATAAAGCAATAAACCTTGGCATTCTGATAATATACTTACGTCCATACGGTATCGTAGATACACGAGTTAAGTCTTTCCAACCGTAATTATTATCTGTGAAGTCTCCGTCAATACCGACTAAGTCATATAAATCAGCAATAGTTGCTTGTTGATACTGGTCGATTAACGCTTGTAGTTGATAAATAACGTTCTGAGAGTCTTGATAAGTATCTACCTCAATCTCGATAATATCATTCCCTCTACGACGATTTGGTTGAGTCGCAGGTGAGCTTGAGAAACTATTATATGACACACGAGATGTGTTACTTGAACTCTTCGCAGGTTTATAATCGTTACCGTATAGTAATTGATTAATACCACTCGTTACAAGTTCTTGAATAAGTCTCTTGATATTCGGCACCAATACGTCTGAGAGTAAATAAGACTTCACACTAGACGCATCTTCGGACACAAAGAAATCAAAGAACCCTTTCTTTTTTAGTTTGGCTTGACCTGTTACGATCTTTTGAGTTTTAGGTTTATCCATTAATGCTTTATTTTCCATCTTTGTCTTGTGTGAGTTCGACTCTAGTACCATTCGCATTTCCTCCATTTTCTCCAAAGTTACCAAATTGCTCTCTCCACATTGAAGTGTACTTAGCCGCCTCGATTAGATTATCCATAGATTTCTTTTGGGCTTTCCAGAATAAGAACGTGCCTCCACACCAAGCTAGAGCTGCAACCATAAGTTTTGTGTTGTCATTAAATTTGATTTTCATAATATAGTCTCCTTTCTTAACAAAAGAAAAAGAGAAATGCGTGTTAAGCATTCCTCCTTCTTTAAAGCTATTCAATTACTCTTGATCGTCGTTAGACTCATCCATTTCAGTTTCATCTTGCTCTGATTGAGTATCATCATCTGAATAATCGTTTGAGTAGTCTGATTCGTATCCTTCATTAGATCCTGATTGTTTTGCTCCGTTAGCTGCTTTGGCAACTAAAGCTACTAATGCTCCTGTGCCAGCCACAACTGCTGTTACAATACCAATCTTTTTCCAATTTGGTTTACGAAGTTTCGCTACATAAACAGTTTCTCCGTTTGCTAATACTTCTTTCTTAGTTTCGATTAAATTTGACATGGTAGGTTCCTCCTTAAGATTTTTAGTTTTTGTTTACCTTCCATTAAACGAGTTGTAAATATTGCGAGGCTGTGCTTTACCATACCCCATAAGTAGGTAATACAGTATAGTCTAGCACTAAACATGGTGTACCATCGTCTGCGATATGAGAACTAAACTCAATATCCATACCACCTTTGTCGATAGCCCAACCCATATCGTTACCTATTGCGATTGTCTCCAATCCTAAGTCAATATAGAACTCGTTCAGACTGACCCAGTTTTCGCTAAACATCTTAGCATTTGTATCATTAACAATTCGTCTAATCTTTTCAATGTTTGATTTGAAATATCGTCCTGACACACTGTCATAGCATAGCGAGTCACCATTCCCAGTAATAATAACTTGAGATTTACTAACTGGATTTTTCTCGATTTGCGCTTTAGCCACTTCGTCACGAACTTGTTGTTCTTTATTTTTACCGAACTTCTCTACTACTTTCTCTTTATATTCTTTGAAAGCAGTCTCAGATAACGTATAAGCAGTCGCGATAGCAACGCTTCGTCTGTGGCTTACGTTATTCGCTCCAATGATACATGCTGTAGATAACCCGAATGCGATAGCTGATGGTGCGTACACCGTCCAAACAGCTTTCACTTTCTCAACGACTGTCAGATTTACGTCCTCAGGCTCTAGTTCTAAAACCTCTGCTTTATTTTCTTTAGCTTTTTCCATTAGTTGCTCGGCTTTAGGTACAGCTTTTACTGCAAATACCACTGACGTTACCATACCCACTAAACCAGTAGCAATTAAGATTTCTGGTGTGCGTTTCTTTGTGAATTGTTTAATACTAGTTACTAGATTCATTTTTATTCTCCTTTACAACTTCAAAATTTGGTTCAATCCATACAATTTGATTATCTAACTCTTTAGTCTCTGACTTTGTATATTCTGTCCAAGAGACTCCATCCATACCATTGTCTAATATACAACCTTGGTTTAATAACTCTGGTGACGTAATGAACACTGATGTGTTGTCCGGCATACCACCAACCACTCTGCCGACGATGAAATCATCACCTACCGTCTTAATATACATTTGGTCATCGTATAGTCTTTTTCCGCCCCAGTACATTTTTCTGTCGACCACAGCCATATCTTCTTTAAAAACTAGATTGGAATATATCGACTGGTTACCCTTAAGTAATACCCTCCAATATCCTCCGAGTTTAACATAGATTTTATTCTCATGCAGTCTTAGAGTACCTGAGAATAATTTATGATTTTGTAATAGTTTAGCCATCTAATCGTCTCCTTTCAATTTTATATTCATATCTTTCAACATTAGTGATGCTGAAAAGTTACCATTCAAGAAGTCTTCCTCCAATGCAAATATCTCTGGGATACTCAGATGTATAATCTCGTGTAGTTTATTATCAGAATACGCATCATGAACAATGTCAATAACCATTCCTTGACACATAACGTGGATACAGAATAAAGTATCAGGGCCTCTGTAATCACTTAAGTCAAAAGGCATAATATGCCAGTTTGTACCTGTGATTTTATAGAAGACAAAGTTACCAATAGTCATCAACTTAAAGTCAGCATCATTTAAACGTAAATCATCTATTTGTTTCAAGTCTAACTTGTCAGAGAAATATGTCTTCTCAAGAAGAGTCTCTAACCTATTCATTCTCACCACTTCCTTTAGAAATATCCTGTCTACCAAACTCTCTACCAGAATATGTGTTTAGAAATGCTAATGCCCTACCGGGTTCTTTTAGAAGTAAAGCGTCCCGACGGCTTCGTTCGAACAGTTTTCCATATTTGTCGAACCCAGTGACTACTGGAGTGACTTCTGGACGTCTATCAGCGATAGTCCATCTAATACCAGCCTTCTCGAACGCTAGATTATACATACAATCGTACGAAGTCTCTACGGTAATAGAATGAAAATCCTTCTCACTCACGTACGCTTTGACGAAGTCTGATGGGTAGTGAATATAAACCCACTCGCGGTTAATATACACGTACAGTTTACCGTCAAGTAATACAAAGTCTTTATGGTCGATTTTCACAGCATGCCTTCTACTGTTTTCGTTCAAGATTTCTTTAACATCTTGGTAAGGCATAAATAACGTACGGAAATAATGGTCTTCGGACTCTCCACCAGGCTTAACCACTCGTACATAATCCATATATTTATAGACTTTATATCGCACACCCTGTCTTGTGTGAATGGATAACCATTCTTCTTTATCAAATTGGATAGCTACAGTTGTGACGTAATCTTTGATTGGGATAAGTCTCCAAATATCGTCTTTCAGTACGTATAGGTCTCCACCATAGACCACACACTCGTTTGCAACCCAAGCTCTATCAGCGTTCGCAATAACGTTAATCATTTGTTTTGTCTCCTTTATATTCTACGTATTTAACAGGTCTTTCATACCAACCGTTAAGAGTTCTCCACAATTTGGTTCCTTCTTCATCCGTTTCTAAGATACGTTTAGAAGCTTCTTTCAACTCGTCATAACTTATTGAAATAGTATCCGCGACTAAATAACCGTCTTTGTCGAATACTCTAACGTCTACAGTCTTGTCATTGTTATTGTCATCATAGTATACAATATGAACGTTATTCTTTCTCACGACACTCACACAATGATAGTCCATTAAAATCTCATTAGTATCGTTTACGTCATTTAGAATATACCAACCGTCATCTAATTGAATAAACAATCTCTTCTTAAACATAGTAATTTCTAATTCCATTATTTTACCTCCCAGGGAATACCCTTGCTATTTAACCAGTTCCAAATATACATACCTTCCGCATCGTCTGCAAGATTCTTAACTGACATCTTCTTAATATCGTCGAAAGTAATACGATTGTTGACCATTACTGGGAACGTATCATCATCGTATACCGTTAATGTGAAATATAAGTCATCTTTCTTCTTAATTTCCGTGTAACCGTATGAGGTCCCGTCTTTGTGTCGCACCTCAAAGCCAATATCTCCGATAAGTATTAGGGTAGTTCTATTGTGTTTATTCATTAAATACCACTCATTGTCGAGTCGTACAAACAATCTGTTCTCGATTAGGTTTACTTTAGTTTCCATATGTAACTCTCCTTCGCATTTTTTGTTTACATTAACTTAAGTACTCTACTGACGGGGCAAATGGGAATTCAATTTGGTAATATCCAGGAGTATCATCGTCTTCGAACTCGACATACTCATGAACCACGTCAACCCAAGCATAACCATCGTCATTATATTCAGACCAACCGATAGTAGCCCCTTCTACCGTACCGTCCAAACCGACTAACGCATAATAATCGTTCAAGTTTACGTATCCTCGTAGGATAAACATACGATTGAACTGATAGATTGCATTCAGCATTTCAATCGGACGACGTTTAAACCAGCGGTCTGAATACTCATCGTAATATAATAGTTCATCATAATCTTTTTCACTCATGAATTGAAGTGACTCACTATATTCTTTCTTACGAATAGTCATGTACTCGTCCGGATGCTTTTCGCGATAGTCTTTCTTAATTTCTTTATATTTCGCATCTAAAGCAGCATATGCAGCCACTAGAGACAACTGTCTTTTCTGAGATAAGAATGAGCTACTTAGAATACACCCGATAGTAGCTACACCACATACGATTGTTGGTAAATATAAACCGAATGTGTTGATTTCTAGCTGTGGTTCTTCATAGAATAAGTCGTATTCCACAAATTCAGGAGTCTCAGCCTCTAACTTACCTATTTTCTTACCAGCGTCAGATGCTAGTTTAGAGGTGAGAATAACACCCGCCGCTCCTAAAACCGATAGGATAAGCGGGCCGTGTTTCTTTAGTGTGTAACTCGTTCGACTAACGATTTGTTCTAGTTTCATAATATGCTGCTCTCCTTTCTGATATCCATGTCGTGTAAAGTCTCAAACATTTTACTAAAGTATTCAGGATTTGTACTGACTTTATCCTTACTCATTCGAATGATATCATCTACTAAATAGAATTCTTTCTTGCGGAAATCCCCACGTCTAGTATATTCGTTTCTAGTAACCGAGATTCCACTAACGGTCTCTCTAGTGTGAATGGTAAATACACTTTTCAGTTGAGGAGCAAACGAGTCACATTTAACTTCGACATATTGGTTACCAGCCTCAACATAATAAGTCTCATCGCAAATATAGTACCAGTTAAGTCCGATTCTACCGAATACATAACCATCTAATACTCGTACACATTCTATATACTTCATAAATATCCTCCTAATATCCTTGAGTTTGAGAGTTAAGTCTCTCTACTACTTCTCGCTCAGACTTAGAATAATTCTTCTCAGCATCCAGATAGTTTACGTATGGGTTCTCCCAGTGTTGTTGAACCACTTGAGTTTCATCCATTATACAAATATCTACTACATGACCTAATAATCGGAATAACGTACCTCCGTAATTAACAGGTTCTGGCTCAATTGGAGTCATATCAATATCCACAATAAGTGTACCCATACCGAATTGAATAGTATAGTTTTTCACGTTACGTGCTAACACAATCCAGCGACTACCAGATAAGTTGGCGTACAGACGGCCATCTTCTAAATATAAATTACTATTGCGCCAAATACCATCATGTAACATATCTTCATAAATCACCATTGTTAGTTCCTCCTATTTTGTACGTTTTGATTCGTTTAGTTCTTTTTGTAGACGCTCGATCTTATTTTCTAAATAGTCTACACGCTTAGCCGTGATATAAGCCATACCAGTAGTGATAAGTGTAGCGACTGCTAACATTTTAATATCTTTGCGATGTGCTTTGAATACTCTTTCGCAGCGGTTAGTATATTCTACTAATTTTCCTGTAGTTCTGTGGTTAGCGATTACACACTCTACAAGTTTTTGTACCTTATTATTCGTTTGGATTGCGTTTACTGATAAAGATTCTAAGATATTTCCTAAGTTTTGTTCGTTATTCATTTGTATCGTCTCCTTTGATTGATTGTTTAGTTTGTTCCATAAATTCGTTCCAACGGCCTTCATTCCACGCTTTGAACGCGTCCAATACCACGCCAGCTTTAATCTTTTTCGTTTTATGCACTAGCGGTACTAGCTCGCTTTCAAATAAGTTTTTAAACTCTAAGAGTTTCTTGTCCATGCTTTCTTCATTGTCTTCCCATTTTCTAAAGTCCATATTTTTCCATCTCCTCATATCTTTGTTTAGTTCGTTCCATAAATTCGTTCCACTCGCCACGTTCCCATGACAAATAAGCGTCTAACATTAGGCCGCCCCACATTTTGTTACCATGTTTACTAGCTAGTGGTTTTAGCTCCTCTTCGACAAGTCTACTATATTCGTGAACATCTTGTCTGGTACTCATTATTTAGTCTCCTCCTTAACACGTTTCATGAATTTATCCCACTCGCCATCAACATAAGCGTGTAGTGCCTCCATTACTAAGTTAGTATAAATAGGTCCGTTTCCATATAACGGTTTAACTTCCTCGTCAAATTTCTTGCTGAAGTTTTCCATAAAAATATCATAGTTAGTTTGGTGTGTAGTTTCCATTTTACTTACCTCCATTTTCCATTGCTTTCTTTACTGCCTCTGCTACCTTCTCAGCAACAGTCGCGTCTAGTTGCTTATCCTCAATCCAACCCGACACTAGTGGCACTGCAAAACCTAAAGCGGTTGTTACTAACCCCGCTACTTTTAACATTTGTTGTTTTTCCATCTGATTTTCCTCCTTCGCATTTTATAGTTTTTATCAGACAAAACAAAAAGAAGACGAACAACATTTCGGTCGTTCCCTTCCATTATATAGGTTGCAAATTCTGCGAACCCACAAAAAGAAAAAGAGGGGAGATTCGAGTCCCCGTCTCCTGGTCTTTCGCAATCCAGGTATTCTAACCATTGAACTATCTTTTCCATTAAACAGATTGTAAATATTGCGAAAAGATAAAAAGGAAAGGGATTGTAAATTCCCTCACCTTTCGAACTTGTTGACTTATTTGAGTTTTAAAAACTTCATAACAAATCCTAATGTCTTAGACGTGAAAGTTCCAGTCTTCTCGAACTCGAATCCTGCTGCTACAAAGCCGGCTGTCAAGACTAAAGGTACGATAATCGCAATACCGTCTAATACGACTCTCACTGGCGTCTCCCAAGGTTTAATCTTTCTTCCCTCTAGACGTTCGTTAAGAACCATATTTAACTTCTGTAAATCCTCGATTACTCTAGTCTTTTCTTCCCCTTGTAAATTTGGGATTTGTTCGAGAAGCTCTTGAATTTGCATCTCTAATTCCATTGTAATTTTGTCTTTTTTCATTTTTATTTCCCCTTTCGGTTTTTATGTTCCATTATAGGAGTTGTAAATATCGCGTTACTTGCGTACGGACTTTTTACGCAAAACTATCACAGTCTTACTCTTAAAGTCATCCGAGTTCATTTCTAACATAGGCATCTCCATATTATCTGCATTGAAGAACGTAATAAACCCGTCCACTTTGCGGTGATTGTAAATATGCCCAGTCACAAGCACGCCCACGACCACACCTAATAAGAACATTAATCCAAATAGAATATAAGTTGTCTCCATAACTCATACACTCCTTTCATTTTGTTTTTGAGAAAAATCCCACTGGGAAAATTTTGGATTTCGAAAAAGAAAAAGAAGAGAGTCATGTAGACTCCCTTAATCTTTGTGGTGAGAATAACATTCCGAATAGACTGCCCAATTCTCCACCATCCATTCCACGTAAGTAGTTAGTACAAATATCACTGCTAACCAGCCAGCTGTGTCGAACCATTGTTTAATTACTAGTTGTTCTCTCATAGCCGGATCGAAAGTTAGTGATGCTGATACGTTCATACTTACTAGAACGATTAGTGCAATAATGGTCACTCCAATCGGTAATGTCCAATCTCTACCTTCAATGAATAATAATAATCTTTTCATAATAATCTCTCCTTTTCGTATGGGTTTCTTTCCCATTTAAGGAGTTGTAAATATCGCGTATGTATATAGGAGTCCGTCCGTGCAGACAGACCCCGTTAAATTATTTGTCAGCGTTAGGCTTAGTATATCCTAGAGCTCGTGCGCTGTCGCTAAATCCAGCAGTAGTTGGGTCTGCAACCACACCAATAATCATTAATACTGCAAATAACGCATTAATGAACACTAACATGCGGTCTGATACTGCACTGAAGTCCACTGATACGTTAAAGATAGCCATAAAAGTTTGCACTAATAAAGCTAAAGCTGGTACTAATGTAATAAAGAATTGTGGGTTTTGTAAACGGATTTTCCAGTTAATTTTGTTCATAGACTTAAGTCCTCCTATTTTTGTCGTTTAAATTCGTCTTTAAGTTCTTGGATGTCTTCTTTAAGACCGTCTACCTTTTCAACTAAGGCTAACATAATCTTATTATCCACATCGTGACTGTCAAGACGTACTTGATGTCTGTCGATTTCCTCACGGTTTTTCTCCACGAGCATCTCAAGACGAGTAATTCGTTGTTCTTGGTTTGTCAGTCTAGTAGCAAAGAAAGCCCACAAGCCTGCTAAACCTACTAGGAAGCCGACAAACTCATAAATGTCAGAAGGGTTAAATGACATTCACTATCAACCTCCCTGTTTGTCATATTTTTCGATTGTGTTCTTAGCGATTATTAGCTCGTTCAATTCGTTTTGAAGAGCTGCGATACTTTCATCCTTACGAGAAATATCAGCTTGAATATCGCTAACACGTAACTCGAGATTTTGTTTTTCTAGGAATAATCGTCCAGAGTCTTCTCTAATAGCTGAAATCTCTGTTTTGATATCCTGAATACGTTTTTTAATTAAATCTAAACTCATTCGAATGACCTCCTATTTTTTATACTGTAAATATGACGCCGTCAAAACCTAACCAGCTATCCACGTTCTTACGGACCTCGATAACTCCGTCAGGTTTGAATACTATTGACGCGTTACCGTAACTGTCGTTAATAGCCTGAACATAAGTTATTCTCTCAGGCCTAAACCCAGCAGGTAAATATCCTATCTGAGCTCCCCACGCGACAGATTTACCGTCACGAGCGATACCACGCATAGTAACTAGGTTACCGTGTTTGGATACTTGTACCTCTTCGCCCTCGTTAGCGTGCCAGCCATTCCATAGGGATATATTTACCCACTTAGTAGCGACTTTAGTCTCACCTGGGTCAATAGCAAATTTCTGCCAAGAGTTCCAAGTACCATTATACATGCGTCTAATCCACAGTTCATCTTTGTCGTGTGGAGTATAATACTGAACTAGATAATTAGTTAAGTTGTGATGGTTAATAATCCATAAATATCCGTTACGCTGAACGCCTTGTGGTAAGTTAGTTACATTGTTAGTAGCGTATATACCGCCCACAATAAGCTTGTTAGCATCGCCAGTGATTGCTAATGTGCGTCCATCCGGTTTTGCTAACTGGACTGTCGGTACGAGTTTACCATTCGAGTAAATATCCCCACCTACGTCCAAAGCGCCTTTCTCACGGATTTTCATAACACCTATACCTTCAGGCGTATAGTTCAATATAACTGCCTCAGACGGAGCTGTGGTATTATATCGTACACCATCAGGTTGGATACTATCTGAGAACCTGTCTCTCACGACAGCTTGAATATCCCATGCGAACTCTGGGGAGAATGTGCCCGTTAAATTAACAGACGAGTTAGTTAAGTTTTCGACTCCGACATTAGTGAGCTCTCCTCCAGCGTTCTTAGTCCAGGTATTATCAGACTCCAAAGTCTTCTTAGTTCTAAATATCATAGAAAGACTGTTCTTACGGACTCCGTCAATAATAACTGGAGCTATACGGATATTACGAACTAATGTAATAGTATCGTTCCTACTGCCTGAGCGTAACGCTTGTACCGTTACAGTCGGTAGGAAATATGGAACTACAGTTATGACCTTCTCGAATGTGTCCGAGCGGATACCACGAGAGTCAGTAACGTGTCCGCGAATTGTATATTTACCATTAGCGCTAAAGAAGTTTAACTTAGCACCGTCGGTAGATATGGTATTGTTGTAGCCCACTACCTCAGCATAATATGACTTGATAGTTGAGCCCAGATATGGTGTAACTCCGAAGTTAACCTTAGCCACACTTAATATCTGTACGAAAGTATTATTAGTAGATACATCCGCGAGTTTAGGATTTGTTTCAGATAAGATTAGGTCATTAATTATCGGTTTTCCGTTGGCTGGTATACTTAATGTATATTTACCCTCATAGTCGTTCCCAATCTTATTGTTACCATTGAACGTACGGACAGATATCACTAGTTCTCCCGAAGTGGAGTTCGGTATTTTATTTGCAAGATTTAAATCTGGAGTAAACGTTACAGACGTTCCGTTCACGTTTCCTAAATCAATCCAGTCTCCACCAAAGGCTTTCCACCATACTTGATGAGTATATGAGTTCGAATATCTCTCAAGGTTCACGGTTATTGTAGAGCCTAAAGTGTTTCCTTCGACTGATTTAATTCTACTTGAACGTGGAATATCTGTAAGTTTGAGCTCGCCTTTTTTCCATCCGATATCTCCAAGCGTCGAAATATTCAGCATACGTGCCCATACTACTATAGTCTTAGAGCCGTTATCATCGTGAGTGACAGTCTTTGTCCCACTGGCGAGTAACACAGCCCCGTTACGCGTATCGAACGCATGATACCCACTATGGACTGTTTCACCATCAATCTCTACTTCAGCCTTAGCGTCAGCATCATAGTTAAATGCCCATGCGGATGCGTTCATTAATTTTAAAGTCCATCTAAGTAGACTCGTGTTAGACAGAATATCATAGGACTCTTCTACTACGTCTAATACAAGTTTTACATAATTAGGACTAGTATATCCAACCACTTGTACCATAATATCTTCCTCCTATTTCGGTCCAACATAACGGACTACATTATATTTAGGGTTGTGTTCGTACTGAGACTCCACATAGTAACCGATTTGTAAACTCAAAGTAAACACCCCGTTATCAATGTGGATGACCCCATTGGCAATATACATTACCTCTGAACCTGCTGAGAACATGCTTATACGGTTTGGTTTGACCAAAATATAACTGTCCCCAGAACGTTCCCCAATAGCTAATCCTTCGTTTGAGAATTTCATAGCAGTGTCGATAGCGTTCCACACAGCTGTCATATTTTCTAAGTTAGCTTGAATAAGCTCCATACGAGCAGCCATAGTAATAAGGTCTCGCTCAGCTTGTTTGCGGTCCTTATCGTTAGCCTCCATAAATGCTTTAAATTTCTCATCAAATTCTTTCGCAGTAGCTAACGCTGCATTAGCCTCTAACTCTTGTTTAGTAATAAGCATCTGGTCTTCCAGAGCTTTAGCTTGTGCAGCTTGGAGTTCTTTTTGTTTCTCCAGTTCTGTTTTAGCAGCCTCTGCTTTAGTAGCTGCCTCAGTAGCCTTATTCTCGGCTGCCGTAATACGACTATCTACTGCGGATAAGTCGGATACGTTACCGATACTGTCTACCTTTGTTTTTAACTCCTCGACTTTAGTCTCAGTGTTAGTTCGCACTTCAGTAATTTGAGAAGATAGCTCTCTACTAGTATCAGTGATACGAGTGATAGCCTCTTGCTCCTTATATGCTGAAGGCGGTTTAGAAATATTCCCAACAACGGTAGCCACGTGGTTTTCAATAGTGACTAACACGCGGTCACCTTGTCGAGCATCAATAATTTCAGATATAGGCGTATTAACAGACGAGCCGTCAATCGCTACGTATTTATTTTCACCGTCTACGACAACGGTACCTCGAACGGTATTAGACACTTCAGGCTTTTTATCACCAGACGTTAGAGTAGCAAACTCTTTCATCAAATGTCTTGATAACTCGGCCATTAATATCACCTCCATAAATTAGTAGTATAGACTACAGTCGTCTCGATCGTACAGCCAGTCCCACATTTAATGTTCTGGGAAATAATCTTAGCTTTAACTTGATTGAGACCGAAACGTCTGTAATCCAGCATCACACAGTCGCCCACTCTCACAGGACAGAACCCATGAGAGAAAGTAACTTTGTGCTCGAGACTAGATAAGTCTCTTAATTTTTTCACAGCGTATGCGTCCAGATATTCTTGAGAGGGACGCCCAACAATGTCCGGACTAGTGTCACGTTTCATGACTCTGCGACCACGATTTGGAATAGACACTGGACTAGCAGGGTCAGTATTCTCAATTCGCGATACGATAGTAGACCCGTCAGAAGAATATATAACTTCTAACACGTTAGGTACACCATATAAATCTCGTTCGTCTCGGATATTTGGATTAAGGATTGAACTGTTGCCATCATCGAACGTCCAGACAGGCTGTAAGGACGATACGTCCGTAATAGGACTAAATAAGATGCGTCCACGCTCGTCTAGAGCTATGCGATAACCTGCTTTAGGTAATAAATCCTTAATGAAAGTTAGCCAATTATCCTTTGTGTTAGCCACGAAGTCGGAAAATAACTTCTTATCGCTTGGAGTGTAAACCGAAATTGCTCTAGAGTGTTCTCTACAAATACGGTATGAAATATCCGTAATGTTGGTTTCTTTAGGGAGTGTGTACCCCAATGTGGGATAGTCGTCTTTGAGTTCAAGCAAGGGTGAATATGCATCAAGTGAGATAGAAAATTGCTTTCCGTCAAATCCGACAGATGGGGTTTGCACTAAAAAGGTCCCTAGAGGTAACTTCTCTTTTACTCCATTTTGAATTGCTATGAGATATACTCTGATGTACTGTTCGTCAAGCTGAGTCGTACAGTCGAAAGTGGCGTGCTCTAAGGTCTCGTTAGTCTCGTCGCGAGTGATTCGACAAGATTTAACTGCGTCCAAAGGCTCGATGTCTTCCCAAGTGTGAACGTCGACTTTGTAAAATTCGAAAGTCTGCGTCATACTCTTAGTCCAATCTATCATATTTCACCACTCTCCACTTTCTTGACTTCGATTGATATAGGTACTACTAGTACTCTGTGTTTGATACTAAAAGACAAGCTGATGCTTGCGTAATATCCACTGCCGTTTGGTTCGCGGACATACACATCGCCAGAGTATTCAGCAAGTCGTCTTAGTTGATAAATAAGGTCTTTGTCTTCTTTAGGAATATCAGTATTCCATGTAGCAGACACACCCTTCTGAGTACCATAATAACTCACAGGGTTTTTACGACCAATATATTCCGTAAGGACAGTATCAACATTAAACTTCTCACTAACATCTACGTTATAAGGAAGTCGTACCATCGAGCCATGAATTTGACTCTCAGGTCTGTATTGGTCGTCCTTAGAATATGGTTTCCACGGTTCGTCCCATTGAATAACAATCGCTGGGTCGTGGATAGGTAGTGGCGCTAAGTCTGAATATTCGTTCAAACCTGTAACAATATCAGTAGAGACTACACGATATCTAGCATAATCTAGAGTAGGGTGTGGGTCTACAATTGCTGCACTACCGTCGTTGTCGATACCAGAACCAATTAAGGTTAGGCTACCATTGGCGTTGATACGTAATACAGTTAAGGTTACGTTACGTGGCATATTTCCTTCCAGGTCGAAACAGTAAGGTCTAATACGAGCGCTCATATTTTTGCTGTCGTATTCCACGAAACCGTCTGGCAAATAATCGGTACCTGACCATCGTACGTTTAATAGTTGTTGTGATTGAGCGACTAATCCACTATCCATAGATACCGAGACCTTTAGATAATATGATTGGCCGTTCACTAGAGTAATATCTTTAGGTGTGAGCTCTTGATATAACTCGTTGTCGGTCATCACATGAACTCTAGAATATACTTCTGAGTCTGCACTAACAGTCTTACGTTCGCCAGTACTTGACACTACTTCGTAACTATCTTTAGCAATCACGCTAATATGAGTAGTTACTGCTTTTTGAGTAGCCGGTCTAGCTGTGATACTGAATGGGATTGGGTAGTTGCGGATTGTTCCGTCGCCACCGTGTCCACCTTCAGCTTGTTCACGTAAGTCCATACCAGAAACATATAAGTAAGTATCGTCTGGTCCAGAACTAGTATCATACTTACTCAATCTAGGCATAATATAACCGTCTTTATCGATCGTAATACCAGTAGAATATAGTGTCCATTCCTCGTAAACTGTTACGGCTATCGAGTCATGATTAGTCACAGTGTTATCTACATCATCGTCGATATTAGCGTTAAATATAATAGCAGTATCGTTAGGATTACTACTCTTAACATATGCGCTAAATAGGAATTTTTGTCCTGCTTTGACGGCAATCTTTTGGGTAAGACCCTTACTCATAGCTTTAGTTCTAGCTACTGCGTGGCCTTTATGTCTGTCAGAAATTACTTGGTAATCTGTAAGATTGATCCAGTCACCAGTAAACATATCGGCCCCACGGAATAAGTTCGGTTTGTTACCCTCGCCAAGTCGGATTTCTACAGTAGGCGGTGTATAAATATTAATCACGCGTTGAGTTGACCAATCACTAAATTCTTTAGTAACACCAGTCGTCCGAACACGCCATTCAATTTTACCGCCCGTACGATATTCTCTATTATCGACTTTGTAAGTGTGTATTTTTTCCCTATCACTTTTTGATTGTTCAGCTGTTAATATCTTAGTGGATTTGACACCGTTGATGATTAACTCTACTTCGGCACCAACCATTTTTGAACCGTCTTCAGTATTGTGTACCCAATATAAGACTAGGTTATCACCCACTGCGGCGTTGGACGTTAGAGACCAAGTCGTTGGCGGTTCTGGTTTAGTACCGATAACAGTGTTGACTAGACTACTCCATGGAGACTCGCCATGAGAGTTCTTTGCGCGAACCCGGAAGAACCAGCGTTTACCTTTAGTAAGTCCAGTCATAAATGCACTGTTAGCTGTTACTGTTTGAGATTTTACCTCAGAAGAACTGTCGAAATATCGCTCGTCAGTAGATGCCTCTACGACATAACTTGTAGCCGTAGGTTCAGCTCTCCACTTAAGACTAGCAGTAGTTTCAGACTCGACTTCCACAGTAACTCCTAATACCCCATCAGGGGCGGTCTCGGTCTCACCAGAATATGGAGACCAGTCACTATACACAGGCGTTCCTGCGACATAGTTTACAGCTCTGTAACGTACTCTATATTTACCGCCAGGTGATACTGCTCTGTAATATGTAGCGCGTGCTGTTACAACAGACACTACACCTCCGTCTATACGGTTGTCACCATTATACAGTTCAAACTGTAGGGCGTCCGTACGGGAGTCAGAAATATTATCCACGGTAGACTTCAACATATAGTTTTGGTCAATAGAGATGTTTGGAGCTGATGAAGGCTTAGCCGGAGGGCTGTCACCTACCACAAATTCAGCAGTAGTATCTTCAGCCGTCCAGTAAGACTTAGTTTCCTTACCCTCTCCGTATGTTTTAGATACAGGAGATACGATGCATCGTACTAATATAGCATTAGATGGGTAAGAATATGTTGCGTTTTCGTCTTTAGTAGTAGACTCAGACGCTTTGAACCAGACACCATCACCAGTGTTATACTCCCATCTGACCGCGAAATGGTCTAGATGCTCGGCATTAGCACTGTCGGTACTGGTCCCTTCTTTTGTTAAACTTCCAATGGAGATAGGACTCATGATTGAGTAGCTACCGCTGTCCGGTGATTTGTCGATTACCGCGCGCTTACCAATTAACTCACGAATATACCAACGATAGTTAAATACCCATGAGTCAATAGCTACCCCATTATACCATGTAGATCCGCTCTTAATTCGTACAATATCCCCGTTCACAGGGGCTCCACCAGAACCAGTGTTCTTAGCGAAGTTCCATGCGGCAAATATAGTACTTGAACCGCCGGATTGTACGGCGATACGCAGGTTAGCTACCTTCATGATTATACTCTCCTTTCAATTCTAGCAGCACGAATAAGTGACTCCATAGCTGTTGACACAGCAGAGCCATCATCATAAGTAATACCGTCGATAACGTAAGTATTACCTGTGCTGTCCATAACTTTCTTAAGGTCTGAGATAGCAGTGGCTACCTTAGTACCAATGTCATTTTGACGGTTTGGCGAAACATCTCCGACTGATACCGCTCTAGTTAAAGTAGCAGACAGTGGGTCTGTTCCAAGTAATCCTCCTAGAGCACTTGCGCTTCGTTTAACGCTAGATAAGTCTAGGACAGGTGTGATTGTCGGATTGTTGTTCATTGTAGAGTCTAGTAATGTTCCGATGAAATCTAGACCTTTGTTCATTCCATCTTTAGCAGCGTTAGCCATAGACATAGCTGTATCGTAAATATAATCTCCGCCATCATTCAATGAGTTAGCGAAACCTGATACTACGAATCGACCAATCGCATAGAATACACGAGAAGGTGAGTGAATGTCTAAAGCTTTACGAGCTGCTGAGGCTGCTTGTGATGCCATAGCTGATGCTTGAGCTGCGACCATATATGAGTTCGCACTGATACCGTTAGCTAAACCTTGAGCTAATCGTCCACCCGCACTATAGAAGTTCGAGTAATATGAACCAATTGCGGATACCGCAGAGTTCAATGCACTAGTGATACTTGATCTAATTGCGGTAGTAGATGTACGAACTCCGTTAGTTAGACCCGTACCTAGTTTAGTACCACCTGCTGAGAACGCACCACTATATGAGTCGACTGTTGAGCTAGCTTCAGATAATACTTTACTGATAGCCGATGTCACAGCTTGACCAGATACGGATACACCCGATGCTAACGACTCTCCAATTCGAACTCCTACTCCATCGAAGTCAGCAGTTATCTCTCCGATAGACCCTAATGCCTCACTAATAGCAGTAGTGATGGTTCCTGATAAATCACCAAGACTAGACTTAAGAGATCCAGCGATACTTTCAGATAAGCTTGTAGACGCTTTTTCAGATAATGTAGACTCTAAGCTAGACATAGCTTCATCAATAGCTGGCCCAATAGCTTCTAATCCTTGCGTCAATCCTTCTGAAATATCAGTAGAAATATCTGAACCTAATGTAGAAGTAGAGTCTTTGAAGTTACTTAAGCCTGACTCCATAGCTGTTTGAACTTCAGACATCATATTATCTAATGACGTTTTAATAGTTTCAGTTCCATTTTGAAGTCCTTCTGCGACACCTTCACCACCGATAGAACCGAGCTTCTCAAAAGCTTCTTTGATTTTGTCAATAGCGCTTAAGTCCACAGAACCCATTGAATTAATAGTTTCCACTAGACTCTTCATAGTGTCAATAGCGGTTTGCATACTTCCGTCGGTTACGGCACCCATTTGAGTTTCTCCGAAATTCTTAATAATCTCAGATAACTTAGTAAATGAGCTTAATGTAGAGTCAGCAATAATCAAACCTTGCCACTTACGAACGGAATCTGCTAGTACGCCTAATGGTCCAGCTAAACCAGAGATTACTCCAGCACCTAATTGACCAGACCATAGTTTACCGATACCGCGAGCTAAAATATCTAGCGTTTTAACGGCATCTTCAGAGATAGTTACACCTTCCCATTTACGAATAGAATCGGCCATAACACCTAAAGGTTCAGCAACTTCCCTAATAGATCCAGCACTAAAG